GTCGGCGATACCCCAGCGAGGCGTAGCCCAGACTCATAAACCTCGTCGGAATACCAAGCGTCTGGGCGGTCTTTAGGGGGCTTGCCATTCTCCATCCTCGCCATCGCTTTCAAGAGGTTCAGCGCCGTGTCGTAGTCCGTCACGTCGATGGGTTCGTCCGCCTCGATGCCGCTCCAGATAGACACCGCAGTAATGTAGCTGGCAGTGTCGTTCTCAATGGGTGGCGCCCACCGATCAATAATCTTGGCCAGCGTCCGCAGGCCGTAGTGCTCCTGGTACGTCTGTAGGACTTTTGCTGCTGCACGAATGCCCCACTTCGGATGCGAGAACGTGAAGAACTCCTCGTCCGGCTGGTCGACCGCCAACCCTTTCCAGGCGTCTTTAGTACGCCCGGGTTCGGCATGACCTCGTAAACCTGCTCACAGGATGTCTCAAACGATACCTGAATATGCGGCGTGCATAGGACATACCAGAGCGCCCACATCAATAGCCCACCTCATCTCAACTCATTTCATCAGCGGCACGTCGAGCGAACCGTTTTGCGTGACCAAGCGCAGCAAGCGACTTTTGCGAAAATCGGCCGGGGTGCATTTCTGCGTACTCAAGCAAGATCGCGGCATCCTCGGCGCATTGCACGGGGTCTGCGTCCGGCGGGATTTCCAGTACGTGGACTCCATTTATCCGCGCTCTTTCGTACTCAAATGCCATATCAATTCTGACTCCATGCAACGAAGGACGTCGGCCTGCCCGCCATAATGGTCTGCGTCGCCCTGGTGGCTCGCCCACATCCCGTGGTACATGCCTTGGAACGTCGCATACTGAATGATCTCGTTGACAAGGCTGACCATGTCGACCCCGCCCAAAAACTCCTGCATCTGCTCGTAGCCCGTGATCTGGTCCATCTCGGCGAGCTTATGGATCGACGGCGGCAAGCGCGGCTCAGGGTTGCGATCCTGCCACTGACTGAACCGCCTGACCGTATGACCCAGGCTATCTTCGGCTTCCTCGCGTCGTTCGACGACGTACTGAAGCATGACCTCCAGTTCCCGCCGCGTGGCTGTGTCGAGATACGGACGGTCATGCGTCATTCCACTGGTCTCGCATTTTCTGAATCAAATCTGCGATGGCCTGCTCTTTGTGCACGGCTTCAAGGATTGCCGCGTTGTCGTGGTTCTTGGCTGCGAGTTGGCCGTAACGCATCTGCTCGATCTCGGCGAGACCGATCATTGCGCGGGCGACGTGTTCGCAGGGTTTGCTCATCTATCCCTCAATTGATTGACTTCACCGCGCAGCCGCTTCACCTCATCCAGCACGCGCTCAATGCGCTGCGCGTTGATAATCTGCTGTGATTCAAGCGTGCGAATCCGGGCGTAACCATCAACGGCGGACGAACGATGTTGATCGTCTAACGCCTGCTTCTGCTGCAGCTTATGAATCATCTGCTCAAGCTCCCGACCTTCTGTCCCAGTGAACGGATCTGCTCGTGACTCAACGGACGTTCCAACAATCGCTAAATTCCCACCGACCCCTAAAGCTGCGGCTGTGAACAGAAGCACGATCCTGTTTTCTAGAGCACTAGCGAGATTGCCAAGGCCCCCGCCAGCCCGACCATTGCTGCCAGCAGGATCAGATCCGTTAGCCACGCTTCAATCCTCGCGAATTTTTTGATTTTAAACATCTAGTCGGCGTTCTTCCATACTCAAACCATCAGCCTCAGCACTGCAGTAGACGATAAGGGTTCAAAAGCATCTCAACGGAAAGGTCGCCCTTGATGTTCCAGGTCACTGTTCCTGGCCCTGATTCCTCAGAGACTGAGTATCTAGTTGCAGCGCGAATTGTTATCGCTTCCTTCACGTCGAACGGAACGTCTAAGACCGATTCAGCAAGCCCTGCGCCATAAACGATAGAGACCGCATCAACTCGGTCGGCCGTGTCTGGCCAAGCATCGGCCGCAGTCAGTCGGTAGATGCCGTTGACCCTGGCAAGCTCGTAGTCGGCAGAAGTCAACGTCTGAGAATCATTGTTCGCGTCGTAATACCCGATGCTCGTGATGCTCAGAACTGGGCCAGGCAGCAGCGGGATCTCGTCAGAGAATCCGGACAGGGTCATCGTGAACGAGCGTTGAATGACCGGGCCACCGATGTAAGCCTCCACTTCATAGACCGCCGCTTTGAGCTTCGATTGCAGCATGCGATCCTGATCGCTGTGGTCGATACGCAGGTGCTCCTTCAACTCCGGTAACGAGACCGGGGTCAGCCGAGTGTCGAGGCGAGAAGTAGGAACCGCGATCACGACACCAGCTCCGCAGCCAATCTCTCAAACGAGGGTCGTAAATTAACGCTATGCGTCTCCCCGTCGGTAGAGACCAGTGCAAGGGTTTGGTCGGCAAGGTGCAGTGCCATTATGCCGTTGCCGTCTGCACCATCACGGCCCCGTTCGCCTTTCGCGCCACGAGGCCCCCTGGAACCTTTCTCGCCCTGCGGCCCGGGATCGCCCTGCGGCCCTGGCTCACCTTTTTCGCCGGTAGGCCCTGCAACCCCTTGGGGTCCAGGTTCTCCGCGCTCTCCTGGGCTTCCTATGGCTCCTGGGTCGCCTTTCGCGCCTTGCGGTCCAGGATCACCTTTCTCACCTTTCTCGCCTTGCATCCCTGGCTCGCCTTGCGCCCCTTTCAGGCCACGTTGCGCCACCAGCCGCCAGACCGGTTCTTCGGTCTGTTCCCTGGGATCCAGAGCAGTCTGATCAACGAGACAGACAAAAGAGGCCCCATCACGCATCACGACGTTGCCGCGCTCGTAGATATTGCCGGTTTTGTAGGGGCCGACGTGTTTCCAGGCCGCGGATTCAAGCGATTCAGCGACTTCGTCAAGACGGCTAAGAACGACAGCATTGTCGTCAACCATCTGTTTCACTTCGTCCAGCGACTTCGTCAATTCCTGCGTTTTGGCTACATGCTCTAAGCGCCACAGATCGAACGTGATCTGCGCTTTCTCCATGTCGTCGCGCACTGCAGCTTTTGCCTCAGCGATCAATTCAGCTCGCACCTGAACCAGTCTTCGTTCTGTGTGCTCATCGATCAATTCAGCCAGCTCTTTTGCGTCCATTACAATTTCCGTTCTGCCATACGATTCAGTTCGCGACGAACCGCAGCAGCGTCAATGGCGGGCGGAGGCGCAGGAGCAGGTTCTTCGTAATCCAACGGCACCATCTGTTGTTGCACTCTCGGCATGTCGCCACCTTCTACCGGAGCCAGACCTTTACGCCGCCGCGCTTCATTGGGCGCGTACACGCCACCGGTGACCCCTTTGGTCAGCGCATCCATCTCGGTAGCTTCATCAGTCCTCAGAAGACGGTTGGTGTCGTACTCAATGCGCTCGTTTGGCCCTAGCGCAAACAAAGTACCGAGCGTCTGCTCGATGTGCTCCAGCATAAACCCAAGGCCAGACACCTTCCAGAACGACATGAGATTGAAGACGTTGTTGTAGGTCGCGTTGTCCAGCGCACCGATCAAAGGCAACGGAACCCCATAGACCGCCGCAATCCGCTGTACGGACATGTTAAACACGTCGATCAGTTGAGCGTCTGTGCTGCTAATTGAGAGCGGCTTCCACTTGAACCCCCAGGCCAGAATCGGGACGCGTCCGCTGTTAAGTTGCGACGACTGTTTCTCCCAGGCCTCGCGCACCGCAGCCATCTGTTCGGCAGAGATTCGCTCATCACTTTCGAGGATCCCCGATGGACGACTCATGTTTTCGAAGAAAGTAGCCTGATGCCCCATCAGGTTGTTGTTGACCTTCACAGCCAGGGCCGCGGCGTACAGCGGCGTCTCGCCCTTCAGTGGGTCTAGTGGAGTGTGTAGTCGCACATGCCCGACATCTCGTGCCGGTATGTAGTCGCTCGGCAGACCAGTAACATCCTCCGGAGAGACGTGATAGAACACCTCGCCTTGATAGACGACCGGAGAGCACGCATGCGGCGGAATAAGGTGTAGTGCTCGGATCGCATTGCCTGGACTGCGCTCAGCAAGGATGTACCCATTGCCTTCGTACAAAATGCTGGCGACGAGATTCAAAAGGAAATCGGAGCTTGTTTGATAACCGTTCGGTTTGCGCAGCACCTGAGCAATAGGTCCGGTGACCAGCTCGTCCGCGCCGGCAGCGGTCTTCCTCAGATGTTGACCAGGGAGCTGCGCAATGGTCTTCGCATACGCCTGAACACAAGAATAAACAACCTCGTTAGTCGTGCCGTTCGAGGTATAGCCGGTCTGCCAGAAATTCCAAGGGGAACTCGAATCAACCCAGCCACCGTGATCACCATCACGCAGCAATGACTTGCTCGCGCCCAACATGACGTTTCCAAGACCGGTTCGCGCTTTGGCGAGGAGTGACATCAGTCAGCGTCCGTCTTGAGCATCTTGTTGGGGTATTTCTTCTTGGCGGCCACCTTCTTCTTGGTGACCTTCTTGGGCTTAACGTCCAACCCATAGTGAGGATGGTTTTCCGGGTAACGCAAAGGTGTGACGCCATCACATTCTTGCGCGGTGTCCTCGTCAATCAAACGCTGCGCCTCCGCGTCATCCGACACCGTTTCAAACGTCCCGGCCTTCGGCCCGTGGATATACCAGAGATTCTTCATAAGCTATACCGCCCCCATTGCTGGGGGCGGGCCAGTTGATTACCAGGCCACTACGTCAATACCATCGACCATGGAAGCACGCACCATCTTCCACGTGACCGGCAGGATCATGCGAATCGCCATGCTGTCGGTCTGGAACAGCGACCGTACCGGGTCAGCCGTGGTGGGGACTCCGGACACGATCTCAAGCGGCGTAGTGTCTTCCATGTGGATGACGGCTGTGTTCGACATCGAGAAGCGCGGAGCATCGTAGGCGGTGTAGAAGGCCGAGCAATTAACGCTGTAGACCTCTGCTGCAGTGCAGTTGCCAGACTCGACGACCGGAATGCCCATCAGGTTCCCAGAGTTGATCTCAGGGAATGCCCGCTCGCCAGTAGTTGTGGCAATCGTCCGCAGACCAAGCACACGCGCGCCGTTCATGATGAACACAACATCTTTCGGCGAATCCGTCGACACGAAGTTGGCCATCAGGGTCTTGACGTCCGTTGCCACGTTGGCAGCTGTAGCGCCTGCCGAGTTGGTGAGGGACACCCCGTTCTTCAGGCCAGCAGGACGAGTCGTGCTTGCCGCGGTGTCGTCCAGCAAGATCGCGTCCAGAGATTCAGCCGTGTCTTGAACGACGGCGTCGCGGATGATCGTTTCGATCTGGTTGTTGGTGGCGGTCACCAACTCTTCAGCGAACGGCACGATGACGCCCATCTTGTCCGGGGTCATGGTCTGGCTGGTGAAGTACGCTTCTTTCACCGGGATCGGCGCCCCCTCAGCCACGAACGCACCAGACGGCTTCTTGGTCGAACCGCGCGACGGGATCTTGATGGAACCCTTGCCGGCGAAATTCAATGCTGTGCCACGAGCACGCAGAGCGCCATAGACCGAATTGTTGGTGAACAGGTCGAGGAAGCCTTCAACACTTTCTTCCAGCAACGGTGCCGCCCAGTTGGTGCCGGTGGTCGTACCAATAGTGGAATCGGCCTTAGCCATGACCGCTTCCAGACCCTTGTCGTTGCGATAGCGATCACGCAGGACCTCGTTGACCGAAGTGCGCTGAACAGCAGCAAGAGCAGTGACGGCAGCCTGCTTGAAGAAGATTTCACCTTCTTCGTAGTTCTTGGTGCTGGTGATCAGTGCGGGAGCCTTCGGCTTGCTGAACGCTTTCTTCGGCGCAGGAGCCGGGGTTGCAGCACTCAGTTCGTCTTTCAGTTGAGCTTCAGCTTCCGTCAGGGTGTGTAGGTGCGTCTCCGCGGCCTTGACGTTCTTGGTATACTCGTTGACGAGTTCCTGGTTTTCCTGCGTAGCGTCCTCAGCGTACTGCTCGATTGCAGTCTTGAGGTCCGCGCGCAGATCGGTAAGCGCCTCTTGCGCTTCTTGGATGCGTTCGGACAGATTCATCTTACTTTCCTTCTTGGGTTTCAATGGTCGGTTAAAGGTTCGAGCAGACTTGCTGAGTGGCGCCCCTTCCTTTGGTGGAGGCGTGACGGACTTGTCAGTCTCCTGGGGTTCAGCACCTTCGAAGATGACCGAGCGCTCATCGTCGCTCAGTCCCAGGCTCTTGCTGATCTGCAGAGCCTCCTGGTTCGCCGGTACGGAGACCAGCGATGCTTCGAGCAGTTCAGCCGCCTTAATCAACCAACCCTTTGCCGGGGCGTCGTCTTCCAGTGGCTCGTAGTCGAGCGGCCTGAAACCGACCGACACAGCTCGAAGAATCCCGTCCTGAATCAGTTGCTTTGTCATCTGGGCCATCTTCGTGGAGCCCAGCTTGAGGTCAGCAACCAGACGGTTAGTTTCTACACGAATATTCTCCCATCTACCTACGGGGTTACGGTGGTCGTGCTGCCACAGCGCAATGGGGTTCTTGACGAAGTTATCGAGCGACCAGCCCGCCTGATCGATGACGTCGCCGTCACGGTCTGGGGAATCAGTACTCAGGATGAAAGTGCCATCGTACTCAGCGCCGTCAGCAGCCTTTTCGATGTATCCGGTTAGATGCTTGTGTTTCATGGCTACCCCATCGCCGCGGCAGAGTTTCTCGTTGATACAATTGCTAGCAGTCAAACGGAAAGCTGTCTTAGATTTCTGAGCATATTTGCTCCTGCTAAAGCAGTTGGCCCGATTATGGCACAAAAGTTTAACCGATTAAAGCGTTAAGGTCAGGTCCTTGCTCCACTTTATCTTCCGCTGAAATAGCCATTGCTAAAGCTACCATCCCGTCTATCCTACCTGTCGACTTCGCCTTGTCAAGCTTTCGATTTCCTGCCGGATCCTTGACTACAACAGCATTGGCTGCGTTCCAAGTCAACACAGGGTTGTTAGGGTGAGTAAGTTTTTTCTCAAGTAACAGCGTTTCCATTTTGTCTAATGCTGGAGCCATATCCCTATAGCCTTGGCCAAACGGAACCCAGGGCACCTGCTCAGGGAAGTACCCCTCGTCATGCAGGGCAGTCTTGAACACATCGATGCGCCAACGGTCAAAGGCTACTGCTCGGACGGAATGGTTCTCTAGTAGTTCTATGAGGTCCCGGGCCACAACCCGGTAGTCGATCGATTTCCCGGCTGGGGCTCGTAGGTGTCCCGTACGGACCCATTCCCGGTAAGGGGTTCTATCACGCCTACCACGGTCTTCGATCGTGTCTCCTGGCGTGTACAGGAGTGCGAAAACCCGCCAAATGGGGTCCTCGGTGGTCGGTTCGAAGGCCACGACCAGGGCAGTGAGGTCTAAGCGGGCTGAAAGGTCCAACCCGACGCAGCAGGACCGGTCTTGGAAGTCCTCGAGCTCGTAGACCTCCTGGGAGGCACAAGCATTCCAGACCGATCGCGACACGAAGGGGCTGTGCAATAAAATTCTTTGATTGAGGTATAAATTTCTGAAGGTAGCTTCGAGGGACGGCATGTTCTTCGCCCGGTCAGCAAACGCCCTCATCTCCTTTCTTGATCTAAATGAATCCAGGGCTGGATTGGCCAGCGACCAGTTGTCTTCGTCCCAAGGATCCAGCTCGATCGGCGTCTCCCACAGGAAAAGCTTGAATGTCGGGTCAATAATCTTGCCGGCCTGAACGTCTTTGCCGTAATCGATCATCTGGCTCAAAACAGCTTCATCACTGGCTGCTTGAGTTGAGATGACAAAAAGCAACGGTTCAGCTTGAGCGCCCTGGCTGGTCTGGAGGACGTCGAACAACTCCCGGTTGGCCCCAAATTGGGCGAGCTCGTCGAAGATGATGAATGACGGGTTCAACCCGTGCTTGGATCGTGACTCGGCGGACAGAGCATGATAGAAAGAGTTGTTTGAGGGGCAGAGGATTTTCTTCCCCGAGTCCACCGTCCTCAGCAACCCAGATAGCTGTTCATCCATCACTACCTGGCTGGCAGCCGATCGGTAGATCAGAGCCGCCTGTTCCCTTTCGAACGCCGCGGAATAACACTGATTCCCCCATCGATGCGCTTCAGGTCCAACCAGATGGCCTAGAACTAACCCCGAGGCCAGGGACGTCTTTCCGTTCTTTCGGGCCACCGACATGACGGCCTGGCGAACTACCCTGAGCAGCATGTCAAACTCATCGTTGTGCTGCTCATCGTCGTAGATCGCTTTGATGACGTTAATTTGGAACTCGTCAAGCTTGAGCAGAAGCCCAGCCTTAGGCCCATCGGGGACTTTCAGCGTTTGAAGGAACTCAATCATCAAATCCCCGCGGGTCGGGGCTTTAATGAGGTTGTTCGACCGGCGCTTTTTGGTAGATTTCCGCTTAGTTGAGGATCGGGTCGTCGTCGGCACTACCTACTCCTCGGCCGAAAAGCAAACCAGCTCGGGGATTCTTAATTTGATCTCGGGACTGGGCCTTGTCGGCCTCATCCAAGTGCTTTGCATCCTTCCGGGCCTTCTCTGCCCGAGATGGATCGAACCGGGAACTGGGCGTAAGCCTCAGCTTCACCGCCATCTGCGTGCAGGTCGATTGCATTTGTGCAACCACCCCGAAATACGGGTTGGCTTGCGCGTTCCCTCTGGCGTTCTCGATGAGGATCGGCTCCTCGAACATCTGGGCCTGAGCCGCTTCGAGTTTCGCCAGGGTATTGATGTACGCTTTAATGAGTGGGATCTCCCCAGCCAAGAACCAAGTCGACGGAACCGAACTCATCAGGTCCTCCCACAACTTCTTGTGGATCGGCTTGCGTTTGTATTCAGAGGGAACGGGAAACTTATCGATCGCCCTTCGCTCCATCACCTCACTCAACGTGAGCCGGCTATCTTTCACCGACAAAGACTTTTTAGTGTTTGACATATTAGATCCTGAAGGCTTTTACTCCCCTACTATATCACTTATTCCACGGGTGGTTTGGATCTCGAGGCGAGCCATCGACGTTGGCCCCGATCGCGTGCCCTTTCCTTTCTTCCTTTTGTTTGACTTGGTCATGACACGCCTTGCAAAGCGACTGCAAGTTGTTTTGCGTAAAGAAGTATTCAGCCCGACCCTGGTGCGGAATGGTGTGATCGACAACCACCGCCTTTGTCTTGATCCCTTGTTCGGCGCAGTATTTACAGAAAGGCTCCCGTTTTAATTGGGCGCTCCTGAGCTTAAACCACTCCGTGCTGCGATATAACCCCTGCTTATATTTGCGTGACCCCTTGTG